TATCTAGACGCAAGTCTGTCATACAAGTTATCTTCAATCGCTTCTTCAGTGATTGAAAACGCTAAAGCAAGCGTTTCGTGAGTGTATCTAGCAGTGAAAGATTCCTGCGCTGTATCGTAGTTTACGCCTTGACCTTCAGGTTTAACCTGTGCGTTAGCGAAACCAGATAACATCACTTCTTCTTCAAAAGCTCTGTCAGAATTTTCAATATCGAAAATTTCTGTGTGCTCATCTGCATAGTTTTTATATTCCAGGCCGAATAGTGCATTCAATCCTGGCTCTAGTTCTTTAACTAGTTGTGATCGTGATATTGCCATAATTTATATACTCCTATTATAATTATACGCCTGTTGTTAATTTAAATACATGTTCACCAGTATTGAATACAACATATGCATTCGCATTTGCTGAACTTGTATCACTATTGTCAGGATCTGTTGATATACCAATTTGTTTGAAACCACCAGATGTTCCAGAAGTCGACGTGTCAATTTCTGAAGATGATTGTCCAGTAGTAGTGCTTCCGCCTACTCCGACAAAATCAAATCCAGAATTGTTCATAGCCGCTGTTCCAGTGCCATCATGTTGTGCTTCATAAATGATATAAGGATCCGCATGCACTGAAGCCTTCAAATCAGAAGCATTTGTACTTGCTTTGTAGAAAGGCTTAAATGTTGGTTTGCTTGTGTCTGGGTCAGTATAGAATACACCAGCGAACACACCTAATTGTTGAGTGTCTCCAGCTGCTGCCGCTTCAATACCGCCACCCGCTACTGCTTCAACTACTTGACCAGTGTAAATTGCTGATCCGTAGTTTGCTGCTATAGCGTATTCTTCCGTTCTGATTAATCCACCTGTAAGATGTCTTGTAGGTTTGAAACCGAACGCTGCGTCTTTGTTAGCCATATTTTTATCTCCTTATGTACCTGCCCCGAAGGGCCTCCAGTACCATTTAATTTATCCGTTGGTAAGAATAGTTAAAAAATTAACTTTTCTTTGTACCACCGAAGGTTACACGAGTCTGTCGATCACTATTGATCGGCATACTTGGATGCTGTTCCTTCATTAAATCATTTTCGATCGCGTCGTTTCTATCTTGAGTTTGTTGTCTAAAATACTCTTCGCGCGACTTGACAATTTCTTCCGGTATCCTTGCCAGCAAAAGGCCGCCAACTCCGATCACCCCCTTGTATTTTCCGTCATTGATAGTTGGATAATCAACATCTGAATATTCATCAGCTCTCACTAATTCAAATCCAGATCTTAACTTGGCTGACATATTTGATGAATCATCAAAACCCATCGATTCAGCTCTTATCCACCTATGTTTAAATCCATCCGGTGCAGGTGGTGCATCTAAAGATGATGGTGGAGTCCAAACTTTTTTCTTTTCTTCTACTTTTGTTTGGCTCGCACGGGAGTCTATTTTTTTATCTGTCATATGCTTATCTCTCCTTCGTGATATTCAATTGTTTCGCATAAAGTTCTAGTGGCACACCTAATTTTTTAGCTATTGTTACTTGAGACGGCGTGAGCCTCACTGTTTTATTACCGCGACTGTTATTTACTTTTCGCGTAGCAGAAGCTACAGTTTGAGTAGGTTTAGTCGATTCCCTAGTTTCAGTTTTAGCAAATTTATGCGGAAAGTCAAGCCTCATCCTTTTATCTACCTCTGCGTAATACTCATCAGATTTAGGATCAAAGCCTTCTTCCTCGGTTAGTTTTTTATGTAAATCAAATGCAGAATAGGTCATAGCCGAGTCTGTACCAAACCATGGATTATTCTCAGCCCATTCCTCTGCTTTTGGATCAGGTTTATTTTTAGGAGGAGCTATTGCTTCTTCTAAAGTTCTAGCAGGCATTACTGGTTGATCTTTAGTTGCTTCAGCTTGTGCTTTCATTCCAGCAATTCTTGCCTCTTCAACACCTAATCTAGCTATTTCTTTTTGTGCTTCAACCTCACCAGCTATGTCGTTGTTTTCTCTAGCAGCAACTAATTTTGCTTTTGCAGCTTCTAAACCAGAAATTATTCTGCCAGACATTGCATCTACATAGTTTGGTTCTAATTGATTTACTTTTGTTTTAATTTTAGCGTTTTCGTTTTGCACACCTCTAGCAAATTCAAGAGCAGCTTCTCTTTGTCTTTCAGCTTCTCTCCATTTTTTAGTTAGTTTTGCAATTCTTTTTTTAACGCCCTCGCTATAATCTTCTAATTCTTCTTTTTTCTCTTCTTCTTTTTCTTCTGTTTTTGTTTCTTGTTTTTCTTCAACGACTTGAACATCCAACTGCTCATCAGATTTCTCAGATGTGTTATCGGACTTAGTATTGTTTTCAACATTTGTTTCCTCTTTCTCGTCTAAATTAATCTCAACTTCTGGACCAGACGTATCGATGTCGACCATGGGTTCAGTTTTTTTATTTTCTTCTTCAGGCATAGTTTGCTCCTTCTATGTTTTAATATTGATGAAATATATCTTCAGGGTTTTCGATGGTTGCTAATACTTCATCATCATTTAGCAATCTTACTTCCCCACCATCGATCTGTATTCTTGATCCAGCGTATCTTGCAAAAATAATCCAATCACCTTTTTTACACCAAGGTCCTTCTGGATATCTTTCTTTATCATAACAGTGTGCACCCATTTTTAAGACCATGCCACAATTAGATCCAACTTGTTGTCGTTCTAATGTTTCTTGTCCTAAATAAAGTCCACCTTTAGTTTTCTCTTTCATTTTAAAAGGTAAAACTAAAAGTCTCCATCCAGTTGGTTCTGGTAATTTAGATGATTCTTTTTTTGATAAATCTACTTCTGGTTTTTTCTCAGCTTCTATTTTATCTAATAAAGCTGGTTTAAGTTTTGGGACCTCTTTTGAGGTCGATAACGGTTCCTTTTTCATCTTTTTGCTCCTTATTATCTAGCAGGTTAGAGAGTTCCTGTAACAGTATTTGATACGTGTTAGCTTGTCCCAACATATACTTGTATTTTTCCATGTTGTCAACACCACCACTAATTAAAACATCGCCTACCTTTTGTAAATTTTCTCTCATTAGTTTTTGTAGTTTTGAAATTATTACAAACCCATCTTCCATTATAGCACCGCCTTCTCTGGTTCAAATTCATCTAATACATCCAGTTTTTCTTTTGCAGCAGCTATTCTTTCAATTTGTTTGTTTACCTCATCTATATGTTGAGGATGTTCACCGATACCCACTGAGTTATCTAAATAAATATTTGCAGTTGCGTCTGCTTCTGCAATCTCAGCTTCGTATCTAGCTCTAAGTGCTTCTAGTATCGCTCTTCGCATTTCTTATAGACTCCTTTCCTTTCTTAGCAATTTGAACAACTTTATCTTTACCCATAACTTTGGCTCGTTGTTCCATTACTGTTAGTATCTGTATTTTTCTTGCAAACGGTTTTTTAACACGTTTGACTTTTGCAACAGTTGCTCTTGCATCTGCAGGTGTTGCAAATTTTATCTTAACTGTATCTCTAGGATTCTCATCCGTATACAATCTTCTTCCTGAACCTTTTGGTTTCTTACCCGTTCCTTTTTTTGGATCCGCCATTAATAACTCCTTTTAATACTTTTGCCTGACCTGCGTGTGCTTTAGACGCTTTTTTTAAAGCTTTAACAACTTTTTTAATTTTTTTCTTTTTGTTGTTTAACATTTCCATCTCCTTCTAGCCTGACGTATTCGTGAGTTCGGATCATTACGAGTTTTTGCTGATGCTCTTTTGAGTTGCCCTAGTGAACGTGCGCAGTAAGACTTTCTACGTTTGGCAGCTTTTGATCCTGGCTTCACTTTTCCAGTCACGGCTGTTTTTAACTTAGAACCTGGGTTAAGTCTTCTATAAGCTTTGACTCCAGCTTCTGTCATTCCAGCCCCTTTTTTAGTGGGTCTAAAATTTTTTTTATTTCTTGCAGGCATTGTACCTTTTGAATAAAACTGTCTCATTAGATCATGCCTTTATAATATTTTTCATAAGATGGATTACTTAATCTGACTCCACCATAATCTGTGTTGATTGCTGATCCCATATATCCACCCATGGCAGATTTTTTTCTTTTTGCAAATGTTGCTGCTCTAGATGGTGTAGGGCCTGTATTCGCTTTTGCTTGTTTTCTTCTTACGGCACCCGCACGCTGCCCTTTGGTCATCGCTCTTGCTTTTGCAATGGGCACGCATTTTGGATATTTTTTTCTTTTTTCGCCACCACTTCGTCCACATTTCGGGTATGAACCATCTGGCCGCTTGTTTGCAATATCGACCCAGTTTTCCTTCACCCATGCTCGTAGACCTTTTTTGGCCATTAGACCATCCTTGTCAATTTCTTTTTATCAGACATGATAGCACCACAACCTCTTGCAACACTACCAGAACCATAAAATTTTCTATCGCTCATCATGCCACCACCGGCAGCTTTCTTACGATTTTTCTTTTTGCCACCAGGTGTAACTTTACCTGAACATACAGCTGATGCGTACATGTTCGCGTATGCAGACGGGTAAACTTTAAATTTACGCTTCGCTGCTGCTTTACCTCTTGGACAAAGTTTAGCCATTAAACTTTACCACCTTTTCTTTTCATAGCTCGTCCACCGCCTTTGTAAGCGATACCACCACCCATGAAAGGTGATCTTTTATCTTTTGCCATACCACCTTCTTTCAAGAAGCCCATGTTGTTTCTAACTTCTTTAGGTAGTTTTGGTAAACCTTTATTATCTGCTGGTATTGGTTTTAAATTTTTTCCAGGCATTATTTTTTCCCTCCGTTTTTAAATATTTGTGTTCCCTTTATACCATATATGCTCGCGACCACAAGGATCCACAAATTTGTGAACCATGACGGGAGCTGCTGGAACTGCTCAAAGAATTCTTTTATCTTTGCAGCCGCACCCGGATCCTCCGAGAAGACCCCGTACGCAATCACTAATATCGGGAGCGTTAACACGACCAACACGAACTCGTCTTTCCAGTCCGACTGTCTTGCTTCCAATAATTTGCCCTGGTACTCGCTCTCCCCACGGGCCATCTTATCTGCGTGCATCAATTGTGCATCAGCCATTTTCATTTTAGTCTCTTGTTTCTTTTTATAGATGTGCGTTGCCGCGTTTAATCCTAATTTAAGTGCTGAAAACCACATATTAATTTCCCTTTCTTATAATAGATATTGAATCTGGAGTTTTGTCGTCTTTTAAAGCGCTTTGAAGCAAAGTTTTTTCTATAGAAGTCTCTGCACGAAGATTTGCAAGCTGTTCATTCTGTTCTAGCTTCTCATCTTGGTTTTGATCGTTCATCATTGCTCTCATTTTATCAAGATCCAATCTTTGTTGACCTTCACGCTCTTTTCTAGCGTTTTCTTGTGCTTGTAAATCCAATTCTCTTGCTCTTAATGCAGCAATTGGATCATTTCCATAGTCACCGTTGATTTTTTTCTCTTCATTCATAAAATCTTCAGTC